CCGCGTCCCTCAGGTCCGCGCCCGTCAGGTCCGCGTCCGCTTTCAGCGCCGCGATGACGGCCTCGCCCTTGCTGCCAGCGTCCCCTTCCCACAGCACGGCATCCGTCCAGCGATTCAGGATCTTCACGCAGTCCTCCACTTCACGTTCGGCGCGCTGCGGACGTTCTGCCAGATCATCGCGCGCGAATCCGACACCCAGAGCGCCCCGCCGCAGTAGGGGCAGACCCAGAACCCCAGTTCCCGCACCGTCCGCCCCTCCAGCCACACCGCCACGCCGCACGCCGTCCGGTAGCCGCGCTCGCGCGTGCGCGTCCAGTGACAGACCGTGTAGGCCGTCGGCCTCACCGCTTCGACCCGTCCTGTTTTTCGATTTCCGCCGCGACGAGTTCCGGCCACAACCCCCCGTGCGGCTCAGGCTTCGCGCGCGAGAGCCGGTAGAACTTCCGCCCACTCCAGCGCCATTCACGGAGGCACTGTGGACAGCGCCGTTCCCGTTGCCGGCCGCGGCGCTTGGGCTGGAACGCGCCGCCACAGGTCGCGCACAGGGCCGGCGTCATCGCGTCCCGTCCCACACGACGTCATACACCCGCTGGCCGACGCGCCGCTCCCGCACCGGCACCACCGGCTGCTCGGCCGCGGCCCGTTCCTGCGCCACCCACTGCCAGCACCGCCCGCACAGGCTCTCCCGCCCTGTCGTCGCCACCCCACAGCGCCGACACGCCCGCGTCTGCGACCGGACCGGCACGTAGGTGCCGAGCGCCCGGTCGCACGCCCGGCAGAGCCCGCGTGGATGCTGCGCCCATTTCTGCTGGCAGCGCCGACAGCGTTGCTGGTTCATCGCGGCCCGCCGCGCCTCAGGGCTGCTCGTCCAGGTCGAACAGCGGCAGTTCGCCTTCGTCCCGCGCCGCCGTCCGCAGGCGCGCCATCAGGCCGTCGGCTTCTTCCGAGAGTTCCTTGACGTGGCGCTTGGCCTCGCTGATCTCGCCGAGCTTCAGCGCCAGTTGCCGCTCGAGCACCGCCATTTGGCTGAACCGCCGCGCCGCCCGTTCCTGCGTGATGTTGCTGATGTGCATGTGTCACCGCTCCCTGAGCGCTTCACGCGCCCGTGTTCGTGTCGGTCTCCGTGGCGGGCTCCTGACCAGCATCGGCGTAAAGACGACCGCCGAGACATCCGCCGTGGGACACAGGAGCAGCTCCCGCCCGGCGTGCGGGCCGTCGACTAGCTCGACATACAGGTCGTGCGCGGTCCGGTCACGGCCGCACCGGACGCACGGCTGGAGCCGCGGCTGGCCCCTCACCCCTCGGTCCCGTTCCGCTCGGCCAGCAACTGCGCGCCGCGCTGCCGCGCTGCCGCAATCTTCGCCGTCAGCGAGACATCGCCGCTGACCTCGACCCGATCGACCAGCAACGCGAAGTGCCGCGCGAGGTCCGTCAGCGTCCGGGTCTTGTCCCAGAGCTTGACTTTAAGCACGCGGTCGACCTGCCCGTCGCCGGCCGTCGCGTTCTTCATCACGACTTCGACGGACGCGAGCGCGGCCGCCGCGTCATCGCTCAGTTCGTGGATGGGGAGCAGGTGGCCGTCCTTCGTGAACAACTGGCGTACGTCGGAAAACCCGATCCGCGCCATCTCGCGGAGCACGCGATCGGCGGTGAGGTCGAGCGCGCCGAGCTTTTGGGTGGCCCGCGCCTGGATGGCCGCGGCGATCCCAACATTTCCCAACAGGCGCGGGCCTTGGACGTCGGCGTGTTTCGGCGCGTAGCCGGCGCGGATGGCGGCCTGCGTGGCGTTGAGATCGACGAGATATTCCGCGACGAAGCGCTGCTGCTTCGGGGTCAAGGGCCGGGCCCGGGTCATGGGGTCGCCTCACTGACCCGGGCGGCATACTCCTCGGCACTCTCAGCGCGGCTGCGCTTGAGGACCGCGCGCAATTGCGGCCGCAGCGCCTCCGGCACCCGGCCAGCGAGGAGGTCGAGCCCGTCCTGATAGGACACCACGACCCAGTACTGCACCCGCAGCCGACACGCTAAGTCCGCCGCGCGCGCCTTCGTCGTGATCCCGGCCGTGTGCTGGTGCGGGCGCGTCATCGTGCCCCCAAGGCCTGCGACGCCGTGCGCCGCGCTTCTGAGATCCGTTGAAATTCCGCGAGGTTGCCGCCGACGTCTGGGTGATTGATCCGCGCCAGCTCCTTGAACCGGCTGTTCACCTCGTCGAGCGTCGCGTTCGGCGCCACGCCCAGAATCACCCACCAGTCCGTCGCCTTGGACGGCAGGGCCACGTAACCGGCGAACGCCTGCTCGATGCTGCCCACACCGTAGCGATCGATCCGCCGCAACGCGTCGATGTGCTGCGCGATCGCCGCGATGTTATCGGCGACCCGATCCCACTTGTCGCACGCCAGGCAGAGCGGTTTCTTCTTCAGCCAGAACCACACCGCCACGCCGCGGTCGTCAGGCTCGGTTTGGCCGCTGCGCGGTAGCCCGTCGAGGCGCACGTCGAGGTTGCTACTCAAGAGTTCCGACGTGGCGCCCAGCCGCGCGAGCTCCGCGGAGAGGCGCTCGATGGCCTGTGACACCGTGAGCTGTCGCTTGTAGTCGCCGCGCTGTTTGGTGCCGAAGCTCGCGCGTCGCCGCTGGTGGCGTGGCGTGCGGGCCCAGCCGTCCGGCCACGAAAGCGGGAACCGTGTCGCCGTCTCGTGTGTCATCGGGCCTCCGCGAACAGCGGCAGCGGTGCCGGCGGCACCACGATCGGCGCGACGCCGGCCGTCGCTTCCACCCGCACGTCGACGCGCGGCGCCTCGCCCAGCCCCGCGTAACACTTAGCGACGACGGCTTCGACGACCTGCGCGTCGTCGCCATAGACCACCTGGGTGAGCGCGTCCCCGATGCACCGGGTCAGCTTGTCCAAATCGGGCGCGGTCAGGTGCGCGACGGCGCGGCGCTTCGGCAAGGACTTCGGCCGCGGCAGGTAGAACGCGACGGTCAATCGCACCGGCCCGTCGAACAGGCGCCGCTGGTCCACCGGCACCTGCTGCAGCGCGTGATTCGCGCCCTCAGCCACGAGCTGCTGCCACGATTTCACGTTGCGATTACTCTCGGTCACGATCGGGAACTTCATCCCGCTGCCCTGAAACGGCTTCATGTTGCCTTTCGGCTTCGCGACGCCGTAGACCGTGAACTCGACGAGCACCTATCCCTCCTCGCCCGGCGTGCGTACCATCCAGGCGTACAGCTTCAGCAACGTCGCCACATCGAAGTCCTTCCCGGCCTCAATGCGCTGCAGCGTCGACGGGCTGAGGCTCATCTCGTCTGCGACCTCGCGTAGGCCGCGGTTGCCGCGCGACACGCGATAGAGCCTCAACATGTTGCCCAGGTGCGTCATGCCTCAGCCTTCCATGCCGGGTTCACGATCCCCGACGATGATCCGGACCGCGTCCAGGAGCGTGCGCGGCGCCCGCTTGGCGAGCGCGAAGAACGCATCCCGCGCCACGTACCACCGCGCGAGCTCGTCGCCGTGCGCCCAGTGCCCAACGATTTCCACGACGCCGCGCCGCGGGTTGAACGCGCGCTCGAGCTCGTCGCCGTCGAACGTCGAGGGCACGAACCGCAGCGGCCTGGTGATGCCGCTTTCGCAGCAGTCGCGGCAGTGACACGGCAGGTCTTCGTAGCCGAGCGCCGCCGCCCGGGCGAGCTCGTCGGCCTCGTCGACGTGCATGGTGCGGCGATCTGGCGGACACACCGCCGTCGTCGTGTGGGCGAGCTCGGCCAGCCAGTCCGCGGCCTTGGGAAACGTGCGGAGCTTGCCGAGGCAGCGTGTGCCGGCGGCGAGGACGTCATCGATCGCGTGCGCGTCGAGAATCTTGAAGTAGGTCCGTGTGAGTTCCGCGCGTTCGGGCGGGCGCAGCTTCAGCCGATGCGCGCTGGTCATGCGCGCGAAGGCGGTTTCGAAGGGGACGAAATCGAAGTCGGTCATCGGGGTCACCCGAAGTGTTTTTTCACCACATCGTCGACGACGGGCGCGGAGGCGCCGGACGCAGTCCGAGCGGCCGCAGCGACCCGTCTTCGTTGATCCTGATTTGAGACACCGGCGCGCGGGTCGGCGCCGCGCGCTGTAGGCGCGCTCTCCTCGCGCGCCGCGCGAGTACTCTTAAGAGACGGAGACGGAGACGGAGACGGAGACCCGCCACTGTTACCGGCTTTGTTACCGCCTGCGTTACCGCTGCCCACTGGCTTGTTACCGCCCCTGTTACCTGCCTTGTGACCGCCGCGTGACCGTCCCGTTACCGGTGGTGTGACCGCTCCGTTACCGGCTCCGTTACCGGCTCCGTTACCGGCCTCGTTACCGGCTCCGGCCAGCCGGGCGCGATACCGGATCTGCTTCGTGGCCCGCCGCTGCGACTCCTTCAGCACCGCATCCAGCGTCTCGTGGCGCCACCCCTCCGGCGTTTTCGTGAAGTGCGCCAGCACCACCTTTCGCACGTAGCGCCAGCGCAGCGCATCGCCGCAGGCTTTCGCTAACACGCGCTCATCCGACGGGAGGAGCCCCCCGCGCAGGTGCGCCTCGTCCAGTAAGTTGCGATACGCCGCCTGCTGCTCGAGCGTCATCGTGCAATAGGCGCTGCTCTTCCGCCACCGGTCAATCCACCAGAACATCGCGTGTAGTTGCACCCGGGCCCTCCGCCTTACCGCTTCGCCATAGTGAGCACCTTGTAAACCGCCGCCCCCGACGCCACCGCGTCCGCGCGGCGCCGGATCGCCTCGGCCGCTTCCCGCCGGCGCAAGGTCTTCGCCGCGAGCTGTTCGTCGGCCCCTTCGTAACGAATCCGCGGCGGCACGATCAACGTGTCGATGAGTGGATCTGTCGTGTCGCGCCACCGGACGACCCGGGCCAGGAGTCTCATGCGGCCTCCGTGTGATGGAGTCGCCAGGCGGGGTCGGGGTCGGCAATGTGGAGCTGGTAGTGCTCGCGCGCGAACGCGCGGGCCTGCTCGATGAAGGCCCAGAAGTCGTCGCTCGACAGCTCCGACGTGCTGCGGTAGGCGACGGCCGTCAGCTCTTCGCCGGTCGCGGGGCTGACGACGGTGACCGGGTGCCCGAGGAACTGGGCGCAGAGGAACCCGTGCAGGTCATCGGGTGAGAGATGGGCCGCCGCGGCCAACTGTTTGACCACGACGGCCCGGTAGTACTTCCGCAGCTTCACGACCCGCAGGGCGTCCTCGCCGGCGGGTTCGACGGTCAGGACGATCCCGCCGTTTCGAAGGCCCTTGAGCGCCGCGGCCGTCTCGACCTTGTCGTCGAGCCGGAGGACGCCGTCGCGCACCACGCCCGTCGACACCACCGCCGCCGCGCTCGGGCGCTTCACGCGGCGGCTCCCACTGGACCGCGAAGTAATGACGCTCGCGCGGTGAGGAGTCGCAGAAGGATCTGATCGAGGACGCCGCCCGCGAGATGCTGAATCAGGGCGTCAGCGATCTTGGTGCCTTCGTCCACATAGAGCGCGCGAGCCTCGTCGAGTGAGTTGAACTCGGGCATCTCTGCGTGCGCGATGATCGCGAGCGTCGGCACGTGCTGCTCGCCAATCGCGCCCGCGCGGTAGACGTGCAGGGTGGTGTCGCGCCAGTCACCGGCCTGGTAGTTGGTCACGCGGCCTCCAACCCTTGCGCCGCCCGCGCCAGCGCTTCGACGGCGGCCACTTCGCGCTCGACCTCGGTCAGAAACATCCGCACCGCGAGCTCGTAGGCGCGGCGCTGCGCGTCATCCAGGGTGATGCGCGTGATCTTCAGGCGCAGGCCCTCAGGGAAGCGCGGGTCGTAGCTGACGAAGTCGCACCAGGACGCCTCCGACATCCAGAGGTTGTGTTGACACTGGCGGAGGTACTCGAGCGGGACGTCGCCGCGGAGATACTCCAGGTGCGTGGCCGATTTCGGCACCTTGAGCTCGATGATGCCGGCGTAGTGGTCGACTTCGCCGTCGAGCGAGCAGCCCGCCATCAGGGTCGGGTGCATCAGGAAGCCGGAGCGCCGCACGAGGTTGCCCGTTTCGGCCTCGTAGGCGCGGAACGCGTGCTCCTCCTCGTCGATGCCCCGCTGCATGTCCTTCGAAACGTAGACGTCTTCCTGGGAGAGGCCCGTGACGCGCTCGAGCATCAGGCGGACCCGGAGGTTCCGCCGGCCGGCGGCTTCGCCCGGGGTCTTGTTGACGGCGAGCATCGCGTTGGCGGCAGAGCCCGTGATGCGGCCGAGCCGGGCGGCGTACCACTCCGGCGACCGCTGCGGCATGGTGAGGATGGTCGCGATCACTGTGCGACCTCCGCGAGCGCCTTGGCCGCCGCCGCGTCGACCGTCTCCGCCTGCGCCTTCAGCGTGTCCCATGTCTGCGGTTCGGTCGCCATCAGGTAATTGCGGACCGCCGGCTGCGCGATCTTCCAGGTCGCTTTCAGGGCGGCGTCGCCCTTCGCGGCGCCGGCGAGCAACTCAGCGAGCCACGCGTCGTAGCCCTCGGGCTTCACCGGCGCCGCCGGCACGACCGCGATGGGCGTGACGTCGATGTCCGGCGGCGTGTCCATGACCTCCTCGGCCGTCTTGATGCCACGCAGGAGGTCGGGGAACGCGTCGCGGCCGGCGAACCCACGCGCCCGCATCGACAGCATGCGGTCGCCGTACTCCTGCCACGGGCCGGCCTTCCCCCACAGCCCGGCCTTCTTGGCCTGCGCGATGCTGAATGTCCGCGTCACCGGCGTCTTCTTGCCGTGGCGCCAGAACGTGCAGACCGCCAGCGTGGTGTCCGCCTTGAGATCGTCGGCGCTCAGTCGGTCGCGGCGCTCGACCGCGGTGATTGGCGCTTTCGTGACCGGGTCGGCCCCCTTGTTGACGACGACCTCGTAGTACTCGTCGTGGTCGGCGTAGAGCGGGCTCGACATCAGCACGGCGATGAACCCATCGCCCCAGAGCGCCGCGCGCCCGTTGATGACCGCGATCGACGAGAGCGCCGCCATTGGCGGCAAGCCGATCTCCAGCCCGTACTGGATGGCGACCATGATGTCTTCCGGGCGTTGGCGGAAATTCTTGGGGACCAGTTCGCTCTTGGCGAACATTTGCGCGAGCCGCCAGCCTTCATCCAGGGTGGTCGGCGCGATGCCGAGCCGCACGATGGGCTTCGGCGCGTTGGTGTCGGGAACTGCGATTGCTGCTGTCGCCATGTTGTCTGATGCATCCATAAATCGTCGGCTCCGCCGATCAAGAAAAGGCCGGGCGTCCTGCCCGGCCGGAGGGGTTCGGGCTACAGGCCGCAATCGCACGGGCGACGCGCCCGCCCAATCTGCCGGGCGGCGCACCGCTGGTCGTGATACATCCAGTCCGCCGAGCGCTCGTCGGCGTCGTCGCCCGGCGCCTGGTAGTGCCCGCCCCACCGGCTGCTCGCTTCCGCGCAGCCGAGCGGGGAGCCGTCCCACCCGTCGAAGTGGCGGCACTGCTCGACGCCGCAGGTGGCGCAGAGCGCGGTCGGATCCGGCGCCGCCGGGAGCGCCACCTGCGGGAACCGTGCGCCGCACACGCAATAGCCCGTCGCCACCGTGACACTGCCCGCGCCGAACGTCCGGTCGCAGCCGCCGCACGTCACGAGCGCCACCGCCGGCAGGGCCGACACCGTCGAAGACCGCACGATTGTCTGGGTCGCCATCAGCACACCTCCTCGCCGAACAGATCCGCGCCCGTCTTGCCCGCGTAGGGGTCCGCCGCCAGATACGCCTGGCACACCGCGCACGTCGGCTCGTTCGTCGACGTCGTGTGGTCGACGACGGCGCCGCACACCGCCTGCAGCCGCCGCGGGGCCCGTCCGCGAAACACCCGCGCCTCGACCGCGAAGTAGGGCACGTAGTGGGTGGTCGTCTCGTTCATCTCGCTGACTCCTGCGTTCGACCGGCGCGATCCATGCGCCGCTCACTCACAAGAACGATCGTAACAGAACCCCCTTCTGTCGTCAATACCCCCTTCTGTTGACGACACAAGGCGTATGCAAAACGAACACAACCCGGTTACGATAGGAGCGTGGCAAAAAAACTCCCTCCGGACGTGTTGGCCTATTTTCAGAAGCAGGGCGCCAAGGGCGGCAAGTTGGGCGGCGCGAAATCCTGGGCGGCGATGACTCCTGCGGAACGAACCGCCCGCGCGAAGAAAGCCGGCGAAGCGTCCGCCGCGGCGCGGAAAACCGCGCGCAAGGCGAAGGCCTAGCCCGGCCACCCCGATCCGCTTCGTCATGACATCCTCACGGGCACGAGCTCAGGGTGTCGCTCGGCGAAGTGCCGGAGGATCAGGACGCGGAGCTCCAGGGTGACCTGAATCGCATCCGGGCCCGTTTGCGTCGCACCCCAGGTGCAGTGGTCGCAGGTGACCGAGGCCTGAACCGTCGGCGGGCGCTGACGATCGACGAATTGCACCACGACGCCGCTCATGACGTCACCGCCAGATCACGGTGGCGCTCGCAGGTCCACCCGGCCGCCGGATCGCAGCCGCACGGCTGCCCGCTGAGACGCGGCGCCGCGTGGACCAGGCCGGC